TCTTTGCTGGTTTTTTCTTTGGTGTCATTGCTGCTTTCTTAGCTGCTGCCATACCTTTAGGTGTGTATGCAAACTTCTTTCCTTTAACATTAGGCATTTTTCTTATTCCTTTTACTAATTGCTTTACCTTTTCTTACTGCGTCTGCTTTAGAGGATGCACCCCAAGCATTTAAACTAAGAAGAAGACGTGTTTTCTTACCCTTAGAATCTCTTTCTGGCCCTGCCATTTTACCCATTCGTTGCAAAAATGAAGCGCGTCTAGGATTGTCACCTGTTCTAACTGGAGCTTTGAGTGTACCTTTTTTATAACTAGCTCTACCCTTGGCATTAAGACCGCCTTTAGGGTTTTTACCTTCTTTTCTAGTCCAAGCTTCTGTACTCATTTTGTAAATCCTGCTCCAAAATATAACCCGACAATAGCACTAACCATGTGTGTGTCTAGGGGTGTAATAACAAACCCTGCGGCTTTTTTCCATACTACTGCTCCATGACCACCAAGAAGCCAAGAAAGAATACCACCATCTACCTCTGTGTAACCAACAACAACACCTACTTCTGGATAAAATATTGCAGCTACCTTTGGTAATACAATGATAGCACCCACAGCACCAAGGGCAATGAGTCGACGAGTCCAAGCAAAATGCTTATCTTTACTACCATATTCTCTAGCTGTATTAACTGCACCAGCGCGGAACTCTGCTCTCTGCAACAGCATCTTATTGTTTTCTATCCTTGCCTTTAAAGCCTGACCCCAGATAGACATAACACCGCCTAAAAGCGTAGAGCCTAGCATAGTAATTAATTCTAAAGGAAATCCCATTACATTTCTCCTTCTTTTTGAAGAGCATCTGCAAGAGCTTCCATTCTTCGGGCAACACCTCTTGTGGTTGAGTTAGGAGCAATAGCAGCTCTGTACTCGTCGTTGTCTAAAAATTCTATAGAAGCTAAGAACCAATCCTTTTTATTTATTAACTTAGTAGTCTCAGGATTTTTCCAACCACGATATACAGATTGTAAAATTTCTATTCTAAGGTTCTCAGAGTAACTATCATACTCAGGAAATATTTCTCTACTTCTTTCAATATACTCTGGAATAAGCTGATTCTTTAAGGTCATCTCAGCATCTAACTCTGTGCTATACTCATTTGGCATTGCACTGTTATCACCATAGTCCTTTGTGTATGTACCATTTTCTTCTGGATAAGAAACAGTTACCCTGCCGCTAGGTCTTAGACTATAATCCTCACGCTGGTGAATAGCCTTAAACGAATAGTTTAAACCCTCTAACTGCATAATACGTTCAGCTGCACGGTCTTCCCAAGTAACTGCTGGCTGTTGTTCATATGGTAAATATTCCATTACAAACTCCTGCTTGTGGTTTCCTTGTAGCAGACATCGAGCCTTTTTCAAGAAAAATGTTTGTTGTAGACCACAGTGAAACAGAGTGAACGAGTTTTTGACCCCCCTCCACTATACTAACCTAAATCTATCTGGACGCGTATATCGCCTGCTACTTGCACTTGCGCTCTATCAATAGGCTTATAACCTGCCCTATCTAATATATCTTTACTAGCTTCTAGCTGTACATACTCACTCTTAGCACCTGTTGCTAGCTTTGCCACCTGCTGTACCGCTTTCGTAGCATTCAAACCAATCGTCTCCTGTATCCTCGTCATCATATACTGCTGTACGTGTGCAAGCTTTAACGCCTTGCTAGCAGTCACTCTGCCACTATCTCCCTTTGCATATCCAGCTACCTTTGCTCCGTGTGTAATGCTACATCCTGTTGCTACAATAGTATCAACCAATGCTCTCTGCTTATCTGTTAACTTCATGTAATCTCCTATTGATTGCCCCCCTGTAATCCCCCCATAATTAGCCAGTCAATAACCTACTTGTCAACGCACAATGTCAGCCAGTCTAATCAAGCTATGCGGATTCCCATCCTCCACTGCCTTGCAATAAGTCACGCGACCTCCTTCACAGGGCTGATGTGCAAGCACACCATCTACCTGCTCACAGCTCTTCATGACTCATCACAACCCAGCGTTCCTGCTCGCTCCGACTCACGGAGTGCCGTCTCCGACACACTCCATCGCTCCGACTTCCGCAGGACAGATACACAGTATGTAACTTGGGAATATATAACTAACAATCTTATTACTAAAGTAATTCTATCCATAAATGGATACCCAAAAGGTAATCAAGCTGTGCGGATCTTGTCTCTCCGCTGCTTTGTAGTATCGGCCACCTCAAGCATCCATCTTATGCGTAACGTCAGACGAGCTGACGTAACACAGTCGATGTCCCAGCAAGCTGGCACTTCGTGTGCCTGACAGCGAGATTACCTCTTGGGTGTTCGATGGGTATAATTAGCAATAAGACTGCTAGATTATGTATAGTAAACTTTAACAGAAAGAGAAAATTATGACTAATAAAAAAGAAACTAATAGCTATGTAGACGATTTAGTAAAAGCAAAATCATCACTCATGGAGATGATAGAAGACCCATACAGTAGACAGAACTACGCATGGTCTCAATGCAACTCAACTCATTACCTTCAAAAGAAGGCTCGAGTTAATCTAGCTGACAAGTCAGCAGAGATGAACTCAGCCATTGAAGAGCAAGAAGCTGACAATGCAGGTGACACCAAAGGTGTAGACGACATACGCATTGATCGTAAAGAGCAAGCCTACATGTACGCGCTAGCTAACGCTCAAGAGATGTTGTACCAACACAATTCAGATTTGAAAGTCTTCAAATCTATAGCAGGTACAGAATGGGTTGCACCAAAATCCAACCCACAAGATAAAAAGACTGCTACATCTAGGCACTTCGGTGGCAAGACAAACGTTGCAGACCTTAAAAGCATGGCAGATGCACTCATCAAAGGTGTCATCGCACAATAATAACCAACAGGATATCCAGCAACCGCTGGGTATCCTTAAATCATTAGCCAATGGAGGACAATCATGGCATTAGACACATCGCTCCAAGCACAGGGGCCAGACACCAAGTGCAAAAACCTTAACTCATGGAATTTCGATACGAGTTGGCAAACAATATTCACCGAATCAGGTTCTAAAATAGATAGTCATAGAGCTTTAATGAATGACAGAACAGATCAAATACTAGCTGTTCATGGTAATGGCTATCATGTTATATCACATGATGATGTAGTAAATTCTACCTATGATGCAGTTAAAAAAGCAGACATCACTAATGATTATAACTTTAAAATTACTGACTATGACAATGGTAGAAAGCTTAAGATAGATATTATATTCCCTGACTTAATAGTTCAGCCAGTAGTAGGTGATGACATTAGATTTCAGATTCAAACATACAATAGTTACGATGCTAGCTGGGCTTTATCACAGCAAGCAAAAGCATTTAGATTGTGGTGTATGAATGGATGTACAACACCTAATACTATTAGTCATCAGCGTACTAAGCATACTAAGAATGGTTCATTAGGACTAGACTTAAGTGCAGATTTAATGCGCCAAGGAGTTAGACAATTCTTTAATGATAAGAATATGTGGACTGAATACACCAAGCAGCCAATGACTTGGAATACAGTAGAAGATTTCTTTAAAAAGAATCTAGTTAGAACATCACGCAGATACAGACAGCACGATGAGTTTAATAAACGGCAGCTAGAAAACTTACTTAGTATACATCATGATCAGGTAAATCATTTAGGTCACAATGCATGGGCAGCTTACAATACTATGACTCAGTGGGCTACACATACTGGTGACTGTGCAGTACCTGAGAATGCTCAACGTCAACGATCAGATGCAGTAGCAAAAGCTATGCGTTCTGACACATGGAGGACATTAACAAATGCCTAAGATTATTACAGCAATACCAACAGAGGTACTAGAATATTACCTACAAAACGTAGTACCTACTGTGTGGATTACCAATATAGATGAGCAGGTCAAAGGCTTTTATCAATATCAAGTTGATCCTACTTATCATGACGAAAAAACTTTTCTTGCAATGTGTCATGAAAAGTGGGAACGTCATAATTCAAATCAAATAGAAGGACACCCAGTATGAATCCAGAGCCAATCTTTATGACACGAAGAGACAAAGTGTTACACGAAGCCAATCAATTAATTAGTCAGGATAGAAACAATCAGTACGGTGATCCGCATATTAATATGTTAATGATTGCAAGAGCTTGGTCGGAAGTGCTTGATCATACTGTACAAACGTGGCAAGTACCTATTATGTTAGCACAAA